ATGTTCAGAACGAGCGTTGTGATATTCCATCATTGCTTGGTTATATCCTTGCTCATCAAACATACCATCAAAAGCTGTGTATTGCTCAATAGAAGGCGCAGGAAAGTTGTACTCAGCATAATCATTGTATGTTCTAAATTCAGGGTAGCTAGGAGACTTACCGCCTGATGCTATGGAATCTTCACCCATCATCCAAGGTTGTTTTTGAGTGTTCTGTATAGTGTAGTCTGCTTCTGTGTCTGAAACAGTTTGTGCAACACTTGTAGCAGGCTCTAAGACTAGGGCGTTCAATAAACCTCGTATCCAACTCTCGTTAGGCTTATCAGTATATTGTCTATCTTGCTTTGCAGGGTCAAACCCAAATAATCCATCACCCATAATATCTCCTAATCTAGTAAGCCTTTCTTGGCTTTTTTTGCTTCTGTTGAAATAATCTTAGCGTCATCTACGTTGAAGGTAGTAAGCTCACCATCTCTTCTGTTTCCATATATGCCGTGCTTCGATAATAATGCTTGAGCCTTGTCTTCACCTAGCTTCTTAACTAACTCAGGATATACGTCAATACCACCGTCTTCTAGGTCTAGTTTGAAGTCAACTTCCGCATCAATATTGTTGAATGCTTTAGTAACGAAGTCTGATTGACCACCATCTGCCCAATTAATAGACTTATCCATGTAGTCATGAGGTAGTTCAATCTTCTGTAGGTTTGAGCCTACCCAATCATTAGCGCCTGTCTCACCTTCGAACATATAGACACCTTTGCCTAATGTAGATGTTCTTTGCTTAGACTTATCAAACTTATCGTAGCTACCTGATGTAGAGCTTCTGTAAACAACTAACGGTTCTTGTGCTAATAGTCCGCCTTTTACTTTCTCAGGCTTGGCTACTGATGTTGAGCCATACATTGATTGACCTTTCTTCACGTTAGTTTTAAGCTCAGGAGTAATGTCGATGTAGTTGACTGATTGCATGTCATCAGCAGACCTAAAATTACCTTGGTCGCCATCAACAAAGCTCATGTCCATCATGCCTGTTTGTGAGCCGTTCTGTTTAGCAAACTTCTTAGCATAGCCCGGCAACTTCTTATCATACATGTTCTCGTATAACTCTCTATATCTCTCAGAGTATAAGTTGACTTGTTGTTGTGAGTTAGTCCAAGCAACCTTATCGTAATCTCCATCAGCAGCAATCTTCATAGCACGTTTAAATGCCATTTCTTGCCACTTAGCATCTTTCAGAGGGGCATCAGGCACTCCACCCTGTAGTTTGTTGCTTTCTGTTCTAAGTGCTGTGCCTCTGTTTACGTATTCTTTGACCTCACCCATAAGTGTGTCAAACACCTTGAAATCATTAACAGGTAGAGACATAGCCAACTCAGTCCATCGAACAACAGGATTATCGTCTCTAGTCTTTATAGAGCCAATAAGCTCATCGTTCTTAAATATACTAGCATCATCCCAACCTTCTCTAAAGTTAAGTCCAACCTCTTTAGCCTTCTTCTCATAGACTATATATTCATCATCGTGTAGCTTAATCTTCTCTGCAAGAGCTTGTTGCTCAAGTTTAGTTTCCTTGGTGTTATAACCACTTTTACGACCACCTTGATGCCAATCTGACTGTACTTCCTCAATAAACAATACATTGTTTCCTTGATTGTCTAGTCTGTCAGAGGTTCTTAGATGTGCAACAACATTATCTTCTTCAAAGTGTCCGCCTCTGTAAGACTCTTGTCCGTCTTTAACATTAGAGGAAATAGGAATCTCTCTGTATGAGTCGCCATCAATGCCGTCTTGTGTGTAGTCCATATACTTAGTAGAACCATCACCACTACCACCCATGTTGTATTCACCAAGACTATCTTGAATCTGAATGTTAGCCTCATTAATACTATAAACAGGCTCTTCATTGAGGCGCTGACCGTCAGGTCCTGTAATCATCATTCCTAACTCTTCGTTACCTGTTACTGTGAAGTCTTCTCCATCAATGCCTACGTTCCACTCGTAATAAGGGTCTTGTAAGTATTGGTCTTCTTTAAACATATACACAGCAGATTCAACATCAGATTGAGTTGCACTAGGTAGTGAATCAAAGTTATCACCATCGATAGCTTCTGAAATCTGAGTCCACCATACAGGGTATTGCTCAGGTCTCATCTCACCTAATGTTGTACTTTGTCCTGCTTCAACAGGGTATTTCTCCGTATTTATAGCGTACATCTTCTGATATAGAGCATTAGCGTCTTCATAATCAACATCAGCTTTACGAACATATTCATCCATAAACTCTTCAACTTCATAGTCTATGTTTTCGTTGTCCATTATCTCAAAGTTAGCTGACGCAACATCCGATTCACTTCTACCATCAGCAGGGTCATCTAATGCTAATTGTTGTAGTCTTTCGTCATAATCGCCTTCACCAATACCTTCATGCTGAGTCTCTTCTAAGTGGGTTTTATTGTCACCGATTTGTGTAAGTAGTCCTGTCTTAGTAACACGCTCATTGTTATCTTTAGCGGTTTTTAAGTAATTCAGTATTCCTACATCACCCATCTCTTCAGCAGTTACACCGTTCTTCATCATGAACTGTCTAATGTGGTCAGGGTGGTTAGTCTCTTGTTTTAATTTGTTTACTACATTCTCTGCTTCTGAGTAGAAGCCTAGCTCATCAATTTTTGTCTTAGCATTAATGCCGGGAGTAACCATCTCTTTTCTACCGACATTAGGCATAATTCCACCTGTTGATAGCTCAAGAGCTTTATCCGTAACATTCTCTATAGCGCCGCCCCACTCATTAGCAGGAGGCAAAGTATCTATCGCCTTCTTTCCCGCCATGTTTCCTAATATCCCTGCGCCATACATAAGAGGGAATACTTCGGAAGGTCTTTCTGCAACCATCTTTTGGAAGCCTTCGGATGTTGTCCAATCCTCTTTTATCTGTTTACCTGCTGTTGAAGCCATGGTTTTATCTTCTTCATTCCAAGACATGTCATCAGGAAGAGCATGTTGAAGTGCGCCTGAAGATAGGTCATACATGCTTTGAATTGCTTGAGTAGGTTTAGATACAATGTCAGCAATACCACCTAAAGAGTTTTGTAAGCTATCATCGAAATTATTATATGATTGTTTAAGAACATCTTTGCCGGGAGTATAAGGCTCTACATTAGTGTCTTTCTGTAAGTTGGAACGCCAATCACTAGCAAGTGGACCTATTAGTCCTTTAATGCCATCAGCAACAACACCCTCTCCTCTTTCCATTAATGACATTAATCCTGAATTATCTACAGGTTGATTCATTTGTTGAGTAGGTTGTACTTGTTGGGGGAAGTCTATATTGTTCAGAGCGTTTATCTGCTCATTAGGGTTATAGTCTAGTGGAGGCTGTGTTGGTTGAGTCATCATAGACGACATCGAAGGTAGCTCCTCCATCATCTTATAAAATTCTTCGTCTGTTAGCTTGCGCCCTGAATCAAATAAACCCATGAAATGAACTCGATAATATCAAATATAGGCGCTATCTTACCATATCAAGTACAGACTTTGGAGCTACATTCGGTAGTAGTCCATCGCCACTTTTTGCGTTTTGGTATGCCTTTATCTGTTGAACGTATTGACCAAACCTTTCTAGGATATATGCTGTCTTCTGTTGACCAAGTTGAGAGCCTGCCTTCTCGATAATCATAGCCTTAGTATTAGCTATCATCTCATCTGTAATGTTGTCAGGGTTGTCATACGTTCTCATGTGGTCGCCAATAGCACTATGTGCCATACTATTCATAGGATTGAATCCCATAAAGCCACCACTAAACTCTTTGTCAATTACACCATGGAAGAACTGATTAAGACCGTTTAGTCCTGTTCTAGCAGATTCATATAGATTAGATTGAGGCTCTTCTTTAGTAGTCTCTGCCTCTTTGGTTGGCATTACAGCTTTCATGACTTCATTGAATTGATTGTCTGTTAGCTTCTTACCTGATGCCTTAAACTTCTCCAACACTTCTACTGCTGATGCTGTGTCTATTTGAGGTGTTACATCTTCGAACGTGCCTCTGTTATCTTGTACCACATATTCTTCTGATTGTGGTTGAACAGGTTGAGGCGGAATGGGTTGAATGGATTGAGGAGGAGTTGGAACACTTGGTGTCTTCTCAGGTTGGTTGTTATTCCAATTGTAATCAGAATTGTGGAATATTAAACCTTCCTGTTCTTTTACATCATTAAGTAATCCCATCGAGTTTCTCTAACATTCATAGTATGGTGACATATTACCATATTAGACAATACCACCTAGGTTTCTTTTCATAGGTTTACCCCATGATTCTGCCATAGGTCTGTAACCGATTGCTAGGTATCTGAAAGCGTCTGCTGCATGTGATGACCAATCATGTCTCGGTCTTGAGCGCCAAGTCTTACCGTTCTCATCATAATCTCTTGAATAGTTAATCAGACAGTCAACACCCTTCTCACACTTCTTAGCATCGAACCAACATCTGTCTAGCATTGAACGGACAGCCTGAATACCATCATCAATCATAAGCATAGGAGCTATCTCCACATTCCTAACACCTAGGTTTTCTAGTACCTCTAGCCTTGACTTACCTGAGCCTAGTTCTCTCACTCTAACGTCATGTGGCAAGATGTGCTGTTCATAGATATAGCCTCTATCTTGTAATACCTTAGCATAGTGGTCTAGTCCAACACCTGATGCTTCATAGTAATCAATGACGTGTATCTCTGCGCCTATGTATTGAGCAAACCATATAGCAGTAGAATCACCTACACCTAAATCCCAAGCAGTAACAACAGGCTTCTCTCGATTGTATCTAACCTTGCCTATTCTGTCTTCGTCTTCAGCTCTACGCATCTCTGTCGTATAGTAAGAGCCTTCACTAAATATTAAGAATCCACCTTCCCAAATATGCTTATACATATCAGGACGCTTCTCTTTGTCTTGTCGTCTTTCTTCTTCTAATACTTCAGGAAACCATGGATTGTCTTTGTAGTTAAGTTCAGCTATCTTAGCGTTATCAGGTGGGTTATCTCTGAAGCGGTCATTTGTTGCTGAGTATTTACTCTCAGGATTCCACGTTACCCATACCTCTGAACCTTCTTCACGAACAGTTGGTATTAGTTTCTGCCAAGCCATAGCACTCACACCTTCAGCCTCATCTACCCAAGCTAATAAGACACGAGCCTTAGACTTAATTGAATCTAGTGAGCGTCTTAGTCCTACGAATGTATATGAGATACGACCATCTTTAGACCTGATGTACTTCTCTCCAACTTCATAGTAATTATTAAGCCAATCTACTGAACGGATAGCTGTCTTGATTTCCTCTAGTGATGAATCCTCTAGGGAGTTCATAAACTCACGACCACATAGTATCTGACCTTGCTTACCTGCCCTGCCCCACTCATAACCACGAACAGCAGTCATTAATGCAAAGGTTCTTGTCTTACCTGAGCCACGTCCACCCCAACTACCTCTGTATCTTGCCTCACCTGTGAATATAGGCTTTAGCTTAGGAGGTAAATTAATCTGTGCTTTTATCTTCGCCATAAGCTACAATCTCAATTACTGTTGGTTGCATCGAGCCATCGCTTGATTTTAAGTCTGTTTCTGTCTTCGGAATAAACCCATGATTAACACCTAATAGCAGTCCTGCTGTCTTCTCTTTGAGTGTTCCATTTAGCGCACCATTGATAAGACTTCTGCCTTGTGATGTCATTAATCCCCTGACGGTGTGGGAAAAATCAGGATAATGCTTCTCCCATTCATAGATAGTAGACTTGTCTACACCTAGTTCCATAGCCAATCCTTCCACCATAGGTATTGCATCGTGATACTTAGTAAAGTGATTGTCAATATAGTCCTGAGCCTTCTCTATCATCTCTTCATTGTATTTAGATGGTCTTCCTAGTGGTAGGAAGTTATCTGTTTTCTTTGC